AGCTACTCGGTCGCCCCCAGCCCCGTCACTGGCGGCAAAGAGATCACCGGCACGCTCACGCTGGACGGCCTCGCCGGTTCGTCGGGGGTCAAGATCACCTTGACCAGCTCCAGCCGATCCGTCCTCACCGTGCCCGCCACGGTCACCGTCAAGACGGCTCCCCGGGAGATGACCGCCGTGAAGGGAATCGAGACGGTGGTATAGGGTACGGAGCCCCCACCTCCCCCCGACGCCACCGGGGCCAGCCGTAGCCCGTTCAAGACCGATACGCCCCCCACCGAGGCCCACACCCCCGTGCCCACCCCGTACCCCGTGTCCAAGGGGAACACTACCAAGGTCAACACATAGGTATTGGTATAGGACACCGACGAAGGTAACAATATCACCGTCTGGGTCGCCGTCACCCACCCCCCCGCCGACCCCACCGTCAACGCCACGTACTGGGTCGAGGTCGACGGTAACCCGTAGCCGTAGCCCTGGGTACCGACCCCCCCGGCCCCCCGCCCCAGTACCACCCACCCCGAGCCCGTCCCCGTCGCCGCGAACCGCCAGCCCGGGACCATCCCCCCGGCCACCGACCCCCCCGCCGCCACCACGGGGAGCCCGAACCCCCCGTTGACCACCATCATGGTGTTCAAGGACCCCGAAGACAAGGTGGTCGTCGCCGCATCCATGGGGTAATACATCACGAGGCAGGTCGGGTCCACGTAACTGTACGCCGGCGGGCTGACGACAAAATTATAGAGGGTCCCCACCTCCACCGTACTCAAAGGGCGAGTATAGATACGTAGCTCGTTCATGAACCCGTTGAAGTAGCCGTACGAGGCGTCGGTCCCCGTGTCGTACCCCACCGACAGGGCCGTGTAGGTGTCCGCGGGCCAGACCCCCAGCCCCGAGGTGATGGGGGTCCCGTTCAAGTAGGTGGTATAGGTCGTCGCCCCCGGCCCCCCGGCCCCCGCCGCCACCACCACGGCCACATGGTTCCAGGTATTGGGGGTCACCCGGTAGGAGGCCAACGACGAGACCACCCCCCATGGGGACGCCGTGAAGACCAAGAAGGGCGAGGTCCCATAGTACGTCAGGGCCAAGGTCGACCCCCCCGACCGTACGGTGAACAAGGTGGCATTCGCGGCCTGCCCCGCCCCCTGGCCGTAGAACCAGAGGGACAAGGTGATCCCGAGCCCCCCGTTCGCGGACCAGGCCGGGACGGTAATCGGCTTCCCGGTATCGACCATGGTATAGGTCGACACGGTCATGTAGTTGAGATTGACGGCGGATAGGTCCAAGGCCGCCCCGGCCAGCCCGGCGACGCCTCCCACGATACTCACCCCGTTGACGATACCGAGGGTCGTCCCGGGAACCTGGGCCGCCCCCCGGTACACCCCCGTATTGAACGCCGTTCCCCCGAGGGACTGGTCCACCAAGTTCACCCGGGTATTGAAGGGGTAATAGGCCACCAGCCCGCTGGGGTCGACCACCGTGGCGGCAAAGGCGTCGGACGAGGTCGGGCTGAACTGGTTGATACCGGCCACCCCCAGGTACGATACCGCCGCCGTGGGACAGTAGAAGACGAAGCCCAGGGTCAACGGTACGCCGGCCGACGCCCCCGAGACCTGGAACGGAATCGTCACGGGAATCGGCCCCCCGCCCGCCGTCAAGCCCGCCGGCCGGAAGTCGTACAACAGGTTCTCTCCTCCCAAGTACACCGATACACAGTGGTTGGGGTCCAGCTGGGTGCCCGGGACCAAGTAGAACGACAGGTAGTAGGTCCCCGCCGCCGAGATGGTCAACGTCTGGGTCAAGGTTTGGGTATTACCGCCGACGTTGACCGGCCCGCCCCCGTTGGCCCCTCCCCCGGCCGCCCCGGTCCCACCCCCCACGGACCCCGGTCCCCCCGTGGTCGACATGAAGTATTGGGTACCCAGCCCGGTAGGTAAGGTCCCGGCGAAGTACGGCCCCACCCCGTTGGCCACGACCGCCCCCGTCCCCGGGGACGCCCCCACGGTCCAGCTCCCCACCGAACCCACCCCGTTGACCAAGGTGACGGCCTTGTAGGAACCCACCGTCACGGCTGGGGTGTTAAAAAATCCGTTCCCCACCGAGGTGTTAAAGGCCCCCGGGACCTTGTTCTTCTTGGTGGCAGATATCACGGCGAAATTCGAATTAGCAAACAATACCTGACGTTGAAAGGAGTTTAAACATGCAAAGGACATGTATCAGATGAGATGAGATGAGATGAGATTAGAACCCAAATACCAATCCAAATACAATATTATTATTCTATACGAGTCCTAAATACACACGTGTCCAAGAACCCACGAACCCACGAACCCGAGAAGGATATCGGAGATGGGAGATGGGATATAGGAACAGATATGGGATATAGAGGACCGGTAACAACCACACAGCAAGCACAAATCAATCTTGGAGGTGTGGTGTATGGTGAATGGTCTCTCCGTATCGTCTTGGAACGGTGAATCTTATACATTATGTCTAGACGCGAGTGGGGGCGACACGAACCCCCTGGGCCTGGCCTATCCGTCGGGTATCACATGATGAAACCCCGTCATCACGTCATACTAAAGGGGGGTACCCCACCCCCACCGAGCCGAACCACCGAGCCCAACCCGTTTACTTGGCGACCTGGGCCACGTTCTCGGACCGGATGCACATGTTGTACAACAGGCGGTTCTGGACGTAGGTGATGGCGTAGGCACCGGCCAACATGAGGATACCCAGAGCGACCTTACCGTCCATCTTCTTACTGAAGAGGTGGCCGATCAGACCGAACAGGGTGAGCACCATGAAGACAAACGCCAAGACCGCCAAGATGTAGAAATAGAGGCAGAACTGCGAGCCGAGGGGACCAAAGAGGGTATCATTGAGAGACGCCATGGGAGAGGTGAGATTAACGATATATATACCTTGTATAGATTTTATCAATCACCGTGGACCCTACCACCTATTGATAACACATATAAATCCAGTGCATATAGTATATATAGCAAGCACAAGCACCATTGTCTATTATCGTGTGCGGTCGGTCACACCCCATCCTATAGAATAATAATACAACCTCCCCCCACCACCCATGTCCCAAGCCCCCGCCACCCCCGTGACCCCCGACCAACTCGTATGGGAGTGTATTCACACGTATTTCCGGGATAACCCTCAGGCTTTAGTCAACCACCATGTGGAATCCTATAACGACTTCTTCGACCACGGGCTCTCGCAAATGTTTCGGGAGAAAAACCCGCTAAAATGGACCTCACAGTACGACGAGACCCTGGAGGACTACCGGACCCAGTGTCATATGTATATGGGGGGACGCGACGGTTCCAAGATCTATTTTGGTAAGCCGGTCGTCTATGACCACGATACTCCCCACTTCATGTTTCCCAACGAGGCTCGCCTGCGGAACATGACGTATGCGATGACGGTGCACTACGATATCGAGGTGGAATTCGTGACCATTCTCCCGCTCACCACCCCGGAAACGCTGGCCACCGAAGCCGATCCGACTAAATTGGTGGGAGGGGTCGGGGACGACGACACCGACACAGACACAGACGACGACCCCGACCAAGGCCCCCTCAGCCGGGTCATTCCCATCGATGGGGGGGCCGACCCCGCCCCCAAACGACCCAAGAAGACCAAGACCGGCCTCACCGGCCCCCTCACACCCAACGAGGGTAAGGCCCTCCGGGAGTACGCCGAGCAAACCGTCACCCGGGACCCCACCACCGGCCGGGTCATCCAGCGCCAAACCCTCACCCTCGAGCGGGTCTACCTCGGTAAGTTCCCCATCATGGTCCAGTCCAACCAGTGTGTATTGTATGGTGCTCCGCGGGAGGCTCGCTACACCATGGGGGAGTGCCGGAACGATCCAGGGGGATATTTCATCATTGATGGGAAGGAAAAGGTCGTGGTCCCCCAAGAGAAATTCGGTGATAACATGATGTATATTCGTAAGGGTGAACCCGAGGCCGAGTACCTGTACTCCTGTGAAATCAAGTCCGTCTCCGAGAATGTGACCAAGCCGGTACGGACCCTGTCTCTCCGGATGATGGCCCCCACCAAGTCCTATACGAATGGTCAGATTGTCGTCAACATCCCCAACGTTCGTGCCCCCGTGCCCCTCTTCATCCTGTTTCGGGCTTTAGGTATCCTCAGTGACCGGGATATCCTCGCCACCATCCTGCTCGACCTGGATAAGTACCCCGGCCTGCTCGACCTCTTCATCCCGAGTATCCACGACGGGGGGGTCATCTATACCCAACGTAACGCCATTGAATATATTGCGTATCTGACCAAGGGGAAGGCGTTCCACCACGGATTGGAGATCTTGGCCGACTACTTTCTACCCCATATCGGCGAGGTCAATTTCCGGGAGAAGGCCCTCTTCTTGGGGTACATGGTGTTCCGGATGATGTCCGTCCACGCCGGGTTCGAGCTCCCCACGGACCGCGATAATTTCAAGTATAAGCGTCTCGAGCTCCCGGGGACCCTCATCGGCGAGCTGTTCCGAGATTACTATAGTGTTCAACTGAAGCGGATCCACCTGGACTTTGAGCGTCAGCTCACCATGAACAGTGGGTTGTACGAGCGTGACCTCCCCCGGCTGATCCAAGACCATTACCAGTCGGTGTTTCGGGAGGGGGGCCGTATCGTGGAGGACGGGTTCAAAAAAGCGTTCAAGGGGAACTGGGGGGCGTTTTCCCATACCAAGCGTATCGGGGTCATCCAGGACCTGAACCGGCTGAGCTTCAATACCATGATCAGCCACCTCCGGAAGACCAACCTGCCCATCGATGCCAGTCTGAAAATCGTGGGGCCGCGCCTATGCCATAACTCGCAGTGGGGGTTTATTGATCCACTCGATACCCCCGATGGGGGGAATATCGGGATCCATAAGCACCTGGCGATTGCGACGACGGTATCACGGGGGTACTCGCGGGACCTCTTGGTCGAGTGGTTACGGGAGATGGTGGGGATGCGGCTCGTCACGGATTTCATTCCTCAAGAGCTGGCCACCACGACCAAGGTCATGGTGAACGGGTACTGGGCGGGGTGTGTGACGGACCCCCTCCCCACGGTGGAGAAGATTCGGACCTACCGGCGGCTGGCGATGCTACCCATACACACCTCGGTGACGTTTGATTTCAAGCTCAATACGGTGTTCTTGGCGACGGACGCGGGCCGCCTCTGCCGCCCCATTTTTTACACGGACCCCCAGACCCAGACGGTGTCCCTCCTCCGCCCCCCGGTCCTCCAACAGCACCGAAAGTGGACCTGGGAGGGCCTGACTCGGGGGATGGGACCCAAGAAGCCGGCCGCCACCCCCACCGCCGGCCCCACCGCCCACCCCTGGGACGCCCTCTACCGCCGGGTCTCCGACCTCTACGATGTCCCCCCCACCACCGAGACGGACCCCGAGCAACTCGATAAGCTCCTGGCGACCCAGGCCGTGATCGACTATATTGATAGTGGGGAGACGGAACATACGATGATTGCCATCAACCTGGATGCGTACCAACAGGAACGTAAGACCCGCACGAAAACCGCCACCCCCGAGGCTCGCCCCCCGACCTATACCCACTGTGAGATTCATAACTCGCTCATGTTCGGGGTGATGACCAACCAGATTCCCTTCCCGGAGACGAACCCCCCGGCGCGGAACCTCTTCTCGTGCGGGCAGAGCAAGCAGGCCTGCTCGCTGTACCATACCAATTACCAGATGCGGATGGACAAGACGGCGGTGGTGCTCCACTACGGCCAGATTCCCCTGGTCAAACAGAGGTATGGGGAATACATATCGCACGAGGAGAATCCGTACGGGTTCAACGCCATTGTCGCGATTGCGTGTTATACGGGGTACAATGTGGAGGACGCGATTCTGATCAACGCGGGGGCGTTGGCCCGGGGTATGTTCCGGACCACGTATTATACGGCGTACAGTGCTCATGAGGAGCGGGGGGACCCGGCCACGTCCGGGAGCGAAATCCCCATCGACCACCGGTTCACGAACATCGAGTCCGTCGCGGATAACGTCACCGGCCTGCGCCCCGGGTACGACTACAGCCAACTCGACCGCCATGGGCTGATTCGCGAGGGTACCCCGGTGAACGATAAGACCATTCTCATTGGTCTCACGGCCACGGGGGGGACGGTGGCGACGCGGGACCAGCGGACGGACGCGTCCGTCAAGCCCAAGCGGGGCCAGCTCGGGTACGTGGATAAGACGTATATGACGGAGGGGGAGGAGGGGGACCGGGTGGCCAAGGTCCGGGTGCGGGAGGAGCGTATCCCGACCCTGGGGGACAAGTTTGCTTCCAGGTGTGGCCAGAAGGGCACCATCGGCATGGTCATCCCTGAGCGGGACATGCCCTTCACCAAGGACGGCATCCGCCCCGACCTCATCATCAACCCCCATGCCATCCCGTCCCGGATGACGATTGGCCAGCTCGTGGAAACCCTCACAGGGAAGGTATGTGCGACCAAGGCGGTCTTCGCCGACAGTACGGCCTTTGGCCAGCCGGGGTCCCAAACCCCCCTCTACGGGAAAATCCTCCAAGATAGCCTCCAAGACGACCCCGCCTACGAGTCGTATGGGAACGAAATCCTGTATAACGGGATGACGGGGGAACAGATTGAAACCTCCATCTTCATCGGCCCGGTCTACTACATGCGTCTGAAGCATATGGTCAAGGACAAGCAGCAGAGCCGGTGCCTCGGCCCGCGGAGTGCCCTGACGAAACAGCCGGTGGGGGGGCGGGCCAACGAGGGTGGCTTACGTATCGGAGAAATGGAGCGTGATTCCATCCTGGCCCACGGGGCGACGTGCTTCCTGAACGAATCCATGATGGAGCGGGGGGACAAGTATTATATGGCGGTGTGTAACCAGAGTGGGATGCTGGCCATCTATAACCCGACCAAGAACCTGTTCATGAGCCCGATGGCCGAAGGCCCCCTCAAGTTCTTGGACCAAGACCTCGCGACCACCTCCTCCTCGGTCGACCCCGGCCTCCGGGTGGAGACGGTCACCCGGTTCGGACGCGATTTCAGTGTGGTGGAGATACCGTATGCTCTCAAACTCCTCATCCAAGAACTCCAGACCATCAATATTCAACTCCGTATCATCACCGAGGACAATATTGACCAGTTGGAGAATTTGTCGTATAAGACCATCCGTGACTCGGCCCAAGAGTACCTGAGACGCCTGGAACTCCTGAGCCGGGAGGCCACCAAGGACCAAGACCGGGACCTGACGGAGCGTATCCGGGATGCGATGGAGAGTTCGACCAGTATCGAGTCGGAGTGGGTGGTCAAAGCCGACCCCGAGAGTCCGAGCGAGCCCCCACCCCCTTCCTCCGACAGATCACACCACCCGGAAGAGGGCTACCCCGAAGGGTATTTCGATACTCCTCCCGGGTCACCCCACGGCCCCCGGACCCCGTCGGCCTCCCCACCCGCCCAAAAGGGGGGTGCACCGGATTCCCCCGAGACGGACCCCGACCTTCGGAAGGACCTGGAACCGTGGGACGACGACGGGTACGACTATAGTCACCTCACGGGGGCGACCCCCCCGCGGCCCGCCGCCCCCGGCCCCGGGGAATGGAAAATCATTACGGACCCGAACCCGAGCCCCGTCCCCGAGAGGGGAGCGCCGGCGCCGGCCCACCTCTCGGCTCCCCTCTCGGCTCCCCTCTCGGGTTCCGTGTTCCAAGAGAAGAGTTTTGTGCACTTGGCGGGGGATAACAAGCCCACCCGTCTCTGGATGATTGAGGATATCAAGGAGACCCCCCATACCACCCTCTATACCCTCATCACGAACGACAACGAGGGGCTGCGACCGGGGGACCGGATTCAAGTGGTGAAACACGGGCGCCTGGTCCCGGTACACCCGGAGATGTACCCGTCGGCGGCGGCCGGCGGAGCCGGCCTTGTGCCCCCCGTCGACCCCACCACCTCGGCCACCACCCCCCAGATTGTCTTTTCACCCATCATGATTAACGGGACGGGGAACACGGCCGGGACCGGTGCCCCCCAGCCCGACCCCTACACCCAAGACTACCTGAATACCCAGATGCCGGGGTCTCTCCCCCCGCTCCCGCTGTCGGCCATGTCCCGGGGCCCCCGGAGTGCCCCCTCCACCCCCCAGGCCATGGCGGAGGCCACCCCCGCTCCCGCCGCCCCCAAGGACCAAGAGGGTGGGGGGAAGGGCTGGGTGCAAGCGGCCATCGACATGACCAAGAACTTCTTGGTGAAGAAGACGGGATAGCGCCGAGCCCTACTTAGACCACCCACACCCATACCCGCCCTCTTGGTTCTTGGTCTTCTTGGTAGGAGCTCTATACAAATGTTGGGGGGATCGACCCTCGATGCAAAGGTGTAAAAATTGATTGTCTTATTGTCATGAGATGATGACGATATCCCATCCCACCCAACCCACCCCCCACCATGGACGCATCCACCCCCACCCCCACCGCCGCTCCCCTGCCGCCGATACCCCCACCCCGTCCGACCCCCACGTCTTGGAGCCCCACGGCCCCTCCCGCGGGGTTGGCGGCCCATTCGGGTCGATGGGTCATGTCGTATACCCGGGCCAACCGTTATACCTCCTCGTACGATGTACCGACGTGGACCTGGGTCCTCTGGGAACACCAGCACGAACCGAGCCATAAGGTTATGTATAATGGATGACCAAGACGGATAACCGAGACGGATGACCAAGACCCCCCATAAAAAATGACCCATCCCCCGGGTCATTTTTTATTTATATACAGATACCACTCACATCACACACACACACACACACATACACCACCCACACCCACCCACCAATATTTATATAGGAGTTCATATAGGGTTTCATATAGGGTTTCATATAGGGGTCCCCCATCCAGGTTCTATCTACACCACCAGCACGACCGGCTCGTCCACCTCCATCGCCACCGGTGCCCCCTCGGCCGCCGCCGCCAAAGGCATCCCACCGTCTCGCCCCCCCTCTCGGCGTTGAGGCACCGCCCGCTTCCGGTAGCCCGTGTACGTCAGCACCCGTTCCCGGCAGAAGGGGCATGTCACCGCTTCCCCCCGACCCATCTTGGTCCCCATCCACCCCTGAAAGCACCCCTTACAGCACTGGTGCTCACAGTTGAAGGTATAGTTCTCCAACTTGAGGTAGGATTCGTGGCAGACGCCGCATGGGTCGGACACCGTCTCGGTCTCCTCGGAACGCCTGAGGACCCGGGTGGTCTCGCGGGGACGGAAGACCCGAGGGGCCGCCCCCGCCCCCACCCCCCGAGGGTTGTACGGGAGGTTGGCCCTAGGCCCCACCACCCCCCTCACGTTCCCCAAGTTCATCCCGGGGGCCAGGGCTTCGAACCCCTCTTGCTGCTCACGGAGGAGGATGGTCTGCTGCCAGTGGGCGGGTAATTCGTTCAGGTGGAGGAATTGATTACGGTACAGGTTATACACGTATTCGAGCTGGGCCCCCACGAGAGCTTCCATCTCATTCTCACCCTCGGCCCGGGCCTCGGCCATGGCGTTCTCGAGGGAAATGGCGACGTCGTTGAGCTGTTGGAGAGGGTCGCGACGCGGTGCCCGGGGACGGACCGGGCGAGGAGGGGCGACCCGGCGGGCCGCCGCCGCTGCCGCCGTGGGACGGTTCTCGAGGCGACGAATCTGACGGACCAGGGTCCCTCGCATGTTGGCCATGTTACGGAGCATTTCGTCCAGGTCGCGGACCTGGCGCTCCAAGAACAGACGGTCGGTACGGTCCATGGGTGTGGGTATAAGACGGATGTATAGGTGGTATACGGTCGGGTTGACGGTCAGACCCCCGTGAGAATCGTGGATCAATTTTCCCAAGACGGGGTCTGACGCCCCCGTCACGGAAAAATTACGCTCCGCTTCGCTTCGCTCCATTTTTCCAGTCGAGGTCTTCACCCGGCCGAGCGGAGCGAGGCCGCACCCGTTTCTATACCATGACCAAGACCAAGAGGGCGGGTATGGGTGTGGGTGGAAGGTTCGGCGCTAGTAGGAGGGTCTCGGTTCTTGGGTATCGATCTTGGTAGAGAGGTCGTATCTGAGCCCGGGGTGTCCGGGACAGATAGATACCACCCCCACTTCGGGGGGCGGTATCGCTCGAGAACACCCAGACCAAGATACCAAGCCATGACCAACCACCCTCTACCCTCTACCCATCCAGCCATACCTTTCTCTCTCTTGGTTCTTGGTCTTCTTGGTCTTCTTGGATTCTTGGAACATAGATACTATACCAACTCTGGGGGCCAACCCTCGGGGTTGGGAGTTCCGGCACAATGGATGTATCAGATACCAATGGACCAAGAAGACCAAGAACCAAGAAGACCCAGACTAGCGCCGAGCCCCATTAGCCTCAACTCATTTACCGTTTAGACCTATACACCTATTCACCCCCTCTTGGTTCTTGGTCTTCTTGGGTTCTTGGAACATAGATACTATATCAACTCTGGGGTCCACCCTCGGGGGATGGGAGTTCGAGCACGATGGATGTATCAGATATCATGGCCCAAGAAGACCAAGACTAGCGCCGAGCCCCATTAGCCTCCACACCCACTCCCTCCCTCTTTCTTGGTTCTTGGTGTTCTTGGTGTTCTTGGTGTTCTTGGTGTTCTTGGTGTTCTTGGTGTTCTTGGTGTTCTTGGTGTTCTTGGTGTTCTTGGTGTTCTTGGTGTTCTTGGTGTTCTTGGAACATAGATACTATATCAACTCTGGGGTCCAACCTCGGGGATGGGAGTTCGAGCACAATGGATGTATCAGATATCATGGACCAAGAAGACCAAGAACCAAGAGGGCGGGAGGGAGTGGGTGTGGAGGCTAATGGGGCTCGGCGCTAGTCTGGGTGGATAAACGGGGGCGGCCTCGCTCCGCTCGGCCGGAGGCCCATAAAAAATTGAATCATACGTCGTCCTGACTCTCTCCCCCATCCCATATCCCATACCACATGTTCAAACGATGGGTACAACGGTTCCGTCAACGTCAACGTCAGCGTAACCAAATCCATGTATATGACCCGGGTCCTCCGGTCGAGCCCCCCGTCGAACCCGACCCCGAGCCCCCAGCAGTCGACCCCCCCGTCGAACCGGAGCCCCCCACCCCCACCCTCCCCGAATGTGCCATTTGTCTCACCCCCTATACCCACCAACAAAAATACGTCACCCCCTGCCACCACGAATTTTGTATCGCGTGTGTCCAACGGATGGTGCACACCCGACCCTGCCACCCCACCCATCCGTGTACCTGCCCATTATGCCGCCAACAATTCTTATACTACACCCCCAACCCCCCCTCTCGTACCAAACTACCGTTTGATCTGGCCAATTACCCTCCCGACATAGAACTTGATTTGGTTAACGACCCCATGACCCGCCGTATGCTCGAAGATGCGTATCGGACCATCACCCAAGAACAAAAATGGCAAATATTATATAACTATGACCCCCAACAACATCAGAGTTTCATGATGACCCGAGACTTTGGGATCTTGGAAATTATGATGAGTATCAACGAGAATCATCCATATCATTCGGGGTTCTCAGTCGCACTCACCATGCGAAACATGCATACCATCGCCCACTACGGCCTCGATGAATACAGTACGATGCACCTACCCCGGAACGAACCCCCCTAGAAAATTGATTCCAAACCCATATAGTACTATCCCGACGTCCAATAGTATATGTATCCTTATCTCACCCGGTCCCGGTCCAGTAGTCTTGCCACCGACGATGCCCTTCACACACCTCCACCCACTCCTCCACCGCTCGCGCCCCCTCCTCTCCGTCCCCGCCCCCCGTCACATAAACACGCCACCACCCAGACCTCCCATTCCACCGTCACCACCTCCGGGTCCGACCGCGGTGAGTCCGAGTCCGACCCCGAGACCACCACCTCGGCCGATTCGAGTCCCCCGAGTGAGGTATTGGACCATGTCACCCTTGATGAACTGGAAGCGGCGACACTTATGGAGATTGACGAGTATATAAGTACCCACCCCCTCAGCTACGCCAACCCCACCTTCCACGAGGACCTCCTCGAGGCCGTGACCGATACCCTCTACGAGGCCGCCGTCCTCTCCCACACCCTCCGGGCCGATACCGACGCCAACCGCCAAGCCATGCACCAGTTTGTGCAACTCTATACTCAACTCTATTTCCACACCACGGGGCTCGCCCCCGTCCGGTCCTACCCCGCCGACACGCCCCTCACCGAGATTCATCCCCCCCAGCACCGGGTCGACGCCCCCACCACCCAAGCCCATATCGAACACCTCCGCTCCCAGGTCCTCCCCTCCCAGCGCACCCCCGAATGGTATGTCGCCCGGCATAACCTGATGACCGCCAGTGATATTTACAAGGTACTCGGTACCGAGGCCCTCTTCAACAGTTATGTGTATAGTAAGTGCAAGCCGGCCCCCGTCCCCACCGTCGACACCGCCCAACAGTATGTCAATACCCACCTGTCGACCCACCATGGGGAAAAGTACGAGCCCGTCACCGCCGCCATCTACCAAGAACTCTACCCGGGGAACACTCTCGATACGACGTTTGGGTGTATCACCCACCCCCGCTACCCCTTCTTGGGGGCCTCCCCCGACGGTATCATCACGGCCGGCCCTCGGATGGGGCATATGATCGAGATCAAGAACCGGGCCAGTGCCGCCAACGAGATTACCGGGATTCCGAGCCTCGCCTACTGGGTCCAGACCCAGCTCCAGATGGAGGTATGTGACCTGGAGCGGTGCGAGCTGTTCGAGACCCGGATCAAAGAATTTCCCTCGGACCAGGCGTTTTATGACAACGTGGGCCTTTACGATTACCGGGGGGTCATCCTGTATTTCGTGTCGAAGGAGGCGATGGGGGTACCCAAGTATGTGTATATGCCCCCCGTCGGGGTTCAGGTGGACCGGCCGGAGGTGGAGGCGTGGATCCACCGCCATCGGATGGCGATGGGGACCGAGTATGTCCTGATGGAAGTCCAATACTGGTATTTAGAAGAGATGTCGTGTGTGGTGATTCCCCGGAACCGGGTGTGGTTCGCGGCGGCACTCCCGCGGTTCCAAGAGGCGTGGTCGACGATTCTACGGGAACGGGTGTCGGGCTACGAGCACCGGGCTCCGCGCCGGCGGGCGCCGGCCAGCTCGCGGGCCCCCACCGTGTCGGCGGCGCTCATGCAGGTCATCAAACTGGACCAAGAACAAGACCAAGGGTGAGACCCCGAGCCCCGAGCCCCGAGCCCGGTTGAATATTTTCGCCCCAGTGTATAGATAAAGGTCACACCCCCATCCATGAGTGATTTTTTTACCCCCCTGGAACGGACCCTCTTCGGCCCCCTCTCCGCCGACTGGTGCCTCCTGTTTGATGTATTGGCCAAAATCGGGTTTGTGATGATGGTGATCACGGCCCTCTTGACCGTCTTACTGGTCCTCTTGGGGTCCAAGATGGAGATGATCGGCTCGTTCACCATGATTCTCCTCTTGTACTTTGTCATGTACTTGGTGAACCGGCTCCTTCATAGTATGTGTATGAGGATCCTACCCTCCCACCAAGAGGGGATGATCGACGGCCCGCCCCCGTCCCAAGACAGTACGGACTTCAGTACGGCGGATATATCGCGACTCCACGGGGTTTTGGGGAATCTGGGTAAGGAAGACCAGGTGTTAGCCAAGGCTCAGCAAACGGCCCCTAATCTCGAGACGGTGACCCTGATGCCCACCCCCACCCCGACCAAGACGGTGGCCCCGAGCCCCACCCCGACCCCCACCAAGACGTCGGCCTCGTCCCTCCTCCCCACCGGGTTCGTCTCGGGGGCCAGCCAGCTGACAGACGCCTTTCCACATGTCACGGCGACTCTTGGTCCCACGACCCCGGCCCCGACCCCCACCAAGACGGCGGCGGCGACGGCCACCCCGGCCACCCCAGCCCCCACGACGGCCCCCACCACCACCACCCCCCCGGTCCAGCCCACGTACACGTCGTCCCCCGCCACCCACTGTACCTTCCACGCGGTGGCCAACACAAACCTTGAAGCCGCGTTCAGCTCGCTCCAAGTCTACGATATCTCCGGGGCCAGTCTCAATATCCAGCGGGAGATCAACAAACGGAACCTGTATATTCAGCGGCTCCAACCGGGAACGTCGGAACAGGTGAGGTCTTTCAATACGGACCTCGTGAACAAGCTTACTACCATCACGAAGGATCTTCAGTCGGCGACCCCTCATGTGGGGGACAACATGGCGACCCTGTGCCAGCTCCCTCTCACCCCACCATGAGGTGGGATTCGCGACCGGTTGGTATGGTCATCTCTTAACCATATAAACCCTCGTCATATTTCTATTGAATCTACCTCATCCACTCCTCGTATGACCACCCTCAGCCGTGCCGAGTTACGCAGCCAGTACCTGGCCACTCTCACCGACATCCCCGAGTCCGTGATCCAAGATTATGTCACCAATATCCAAGAACGTGTGCTCCTACTGAACAAGCAAGGGCACACCAATTACCAACTTTATTTTCATAAGGGGTGTGGACTGGAAAATCGGCTCGATGTGGTACGGGAAATCGCCCGGCGGGTCCAGGCCATTTTTATGGACAGCGACGTGGTTTTTCATAAGAACGCCCCCTCTCATTCTAGTATTGAGGTGATTTGGGGTACCGATTGACCAAGACCCCAACCCCACCCTCATATCAAGCCCGTGTGTGTACATAGGGGTATAAGGTATAAGATAACCGAACCCCAAGTCCCACCCCCCTCCTCATCTCATACCCATGTCCACGGACTACCCCAGTTCGAACCCCACATCGGACCCCACCCTCGTGACCCAGGAGTTCCCGTCGATCACCCTGTACCCCAACCACACGAGCCCTTCCACCACCTTCACGACCGTCAGTATGATAGATATCATGGTTCTCGTCCCCATCGCCGGGATCCTGGGTATGGGGTTTGTGATGGTGGGTCTCCTCATCTGGTACAGTAAACCGAGACGGCATCCCATCCTCACGGTGTATATAGCCAACCATACGGAGAGCTCGATGACCTCGGACCCGAATTCTCGACCGACGAGTGAATGCGAGCCTCCTCCCGAAACAACATAAAAGGTAGACCCCATGTATGTATATCTGACCACTATACATACATCGGACCCCCGACCCCGACCCCCACCACCCGCACACCACCCGCACCCCCATCCCACCTATTTCATATAATAGATGACCTCGGTCTTTGATAATGCGGAAATGTATGTGACCAAGCGGAACGGGTCCGTCGAAATCATCTCCTTTGATAAAATTCTTCAACGTCTCAAGAAAATGGGGGCCGCCAAGGGGGAATGGACCCCCAAGGACGCGAGTGGTAACCCCCCCGCGGATCCGAATGTCCCACCCGCACCGCCGAGCCCCATGGCCCACGCCCCCACCGATATCAAAATCAACTACACCTCCCTGGCGATAAAAATCATCGATCAGCTCTACGACAAGATCCCCACCTCCAAAATTGACGAAATTTCGAGTGAACAATGTGCGTGTATGTCGTCCGTGCACCCCGACTATGGGGTTTTAGCCAGCCGGCTCGTCGTCTCGAACCACCATAAAACGACCCTCCCCTCCTTCTCCAAGACCATCAAGAAGCTCCAGACCAATACCGATGTCCGGGGCCAGCCGTCCCCCATGATCGCCCCCGAGTACTACAACATCATCATGCAACATGCCAAGGCTCTTGACGCCATGTGTGACTATTCCCGGGACTATACGCTCGACTATTTCGCGTTCAAGACCCTGGACCGGAGCTACCTCCTCCGGAGTAAGACCGCCAAGGCCTGCGAGCGCCCGCAGCACACCTGGCTCCGGCTCGCGGTGCAGATCCACGGGACGGACCTCGAGAAGGTCCGGGAGACCTACCAGGCCGTCTCCCAAAAGTATTTTATCCATGCCACGCCGTCGATTTTCAACGCGGCCCTGCTCCGCCCCCAGATGTCGTCCTGCTTCGCCCGGGGTACCGTCGTCCACACCACCCGGGGTCCAGTGCCCATCGAGCAGGTCCTCATCACGGACCATGTCGTCACCCACACCGGCCAAGTCCAGCCCGTCACCCAGCTCCATACCAACCGCCTGGGCGAGCGCCGGCTCCTCACCCTCCAGGTCCATAAGACCCGCCCCGTCACCGTGACCCAGGACCATAAGATGTATGTGTATCATGACCCGACCCAGACGGTGGAGTGGAAGGCCGTGGAGGACCTGACCACCGACGATTATATTATGGTCCCGAAGAACCGCCAGCAGCCCGAGGTGTCCGAGGGGGCCAAGCTCCAGGTCGACGCCGAGATCATGAAGTTTTTCGGGCTCTGGTTCCGGTACGGTGACTATGTGTATGCGGACCCGACCCAGCCCACCACCGCCTCCGAGCAGCTGACGGTGGATGCCTCGGGACGGTTGGTGTCCGACCCCGACGCCCCCGTGGGGGTCTCGATGATCCTCCCCTACGACGACGAGGAGACCATCGAGTTCTGTTTTCAAAAAATTCACCGGATGTTTGGGAATGTCACGGTGGAAAAGTACGTGTGGCGCCCGGACCACCCCCATCCCCTTTGTAACGACGGCAAGCCCCGGATGGAGGTGCGGTACGCCCACCCCCCGATGGCCCACGATTTCGTCAAGTGGTTTGGGAAGATCAAGGCCCTCTCTCCGATGTTCTATCAGTACCCGGCCCACTGGATCCGGAGCTTCTTCGGGGGCTGGGCCACGGGGGGGCCGGCGCCCCTCCCGGACGACTTGTACGCCCTGTGCCGGATGAACCACCTGGACCACGAGACGTTCCTCCCCCTGGATTATATCGAGCCGGACCTCACCGTGGACCCCGACGTCCCCTACCGGGTCCATGAGGGTAATACCTTCCTCCGGGTGCTCTCGGTCCTCTCCGACCCTACCGACCTCACCCCCGACCCCGAGACGGAGGTCTTCACCTTGGGGGTGGAGACGGACCATTCCTACCCGGTGGAGGGGCTCGTTGCCCAGAATTGCTACCTGATTGCGATGGAGTCGGACAGTATCGAGGGTATCTATAATACGTTGAAGGACTGTGCGATGATTTCCAAGTGGGCGGGGGGGATTGGCCTCCATATCCATAACATTCGGGCGACGGGGTCGTATATCGCGGGGACCAACGGCACGTCCAACGGGATTCTCCCGATGCTCCGGGTGTTCAACCATACGGCCAAATACGTGGACCAGTGTGTGCACCCCGATACGACGATTTACACGACGCAGGGCCCGCGCCCCATCCGGAACCTGACCGAGGGGGAGTCGTATATCTATAATTTGACCGGGGGGGTGGAAGTGGTGGGGCAGGTATTGGAACACCCGTACGACGGGGAGATGTTGGTCATCCAGACGGAGTTCTCGGGCCCTCCCCTGCAGATCACGGGGGAGCACCCGGTGTATGTGCTTCCCCAGGGGGAGACGGAATTCCAGTGGGTGGAGGCGTCGTTTTTGCGTCCGGGGGACCAGCTGGCGGTCCCCATTCCGACCTCGAGCCCGGCCCCGGTCCCCACCCCGGCCCCGGTCCCCACCCCGGCCCCGGGCCACCTCACCGCCGAGGACTGTTTCTTCTATGGTCTTCTGCTGGACAGTGGCTCCGTGTCCCATATCACCCTCATGGACAAGCCCGTGCGGTTCCGGGAATTCGTGGAGGACTACCTCACCCAGCGGGCAATTCAGTACCGTCTGCTCACGGAGGAGCCCGCCGACGAGGCGGATGACCCCCTGACCCCACCCCCCACCGTCATTGCTATCCGCTGGGACCAGACGACGACCCTCGTGTTCCGGGAGAATGATATCTATAACGAGGCCGGCCGGCGCCGGATCCACCCCCGGTGGCTCAACCAGCCCGTGGAAAAGGCCGCCCTGATTCTCAAGGGACTCATGGAGTCGAGTGGGGTGTTCCAGAAGGAGGTGTATTACCCGTCCGAGTCGATGGAGCTCCTCCACGGCTGCCGGTTTCTGCTCCTGAAGCTGGGGATGCTGTCCCAGTTGGTCCCACCTCCCCCGGGGAGTAAGACGGCCAGCTTGCGTATCCCGGTGGGACAGGTGCTGGCGACCCTGTTGGGCCTGGACTACGACGGGCGCGAACTCCCCTATACCGTGCGTGATGGCTTCATGCTCAACCCCGTCACCCAGGTCGGGACCCAGACCTACCAGGGGACCTTGTACGACCTCCAGATGGCCCACCAGCACGATTACCTACTCAGTGAAGCCCTGGTGCATAACGGGGGCGGGAAGCGGAATGGGAGTATTGCGATCTATATTGAGCCTTGGCATGCCGATATCGAGATCTACCTCCAAATGCGGAAGAACACCGGGGACGAAGAGATGAAGGCTCGGGACCTGTTCTATGCCATCTGGATGCCGGACCTCTTCATGAAGCGGGTCAAGGCGGGGGAGTCGTGGACCCTGATGTGCCCCCATGAGTGCCCCGGGTTGGCAGACGTGTACGGGGAGGCGTTTGAGGAGCTCTATACGAATTATGAGAGAGAGGGTCGGGGGCGGGAGACGGTCAAGGCTCGCGACCTGTGGTTCAAGATCTTGGATGCCCAGATGGAGACGGGGACACCGTATTTGGTGTTCAAGGACGCGGCGAACAAGAAGTCGAACCAGAAGAACATTGGGACCATCAAATCGTCCAACCTCTGTTCCGAAATAATTCAGTACAGTGATGCAGAGCACACTTCGGTTTGTAATTTATCGAGCATCGGTCTCCCTGCATATATCGAGTGGCCAGTGGAGGGTGGCCCACCGATTTATAATTTCGAGAAACTCCACCAAATGGCTCGCGTCGTCGCCCGTAACCTCAACCGGGTCATCGATGTCAACTATTATCCGACCGAGAAGACTCGTCGTAGTAACATGCGTGATAGGCCGATGGGGATCGGCGTCCAAGGTCTCGCCGACACCTTCTTACAGATGGGGATGATCTTCGGCGACGACGCCTCCCGCCTCCTGAACAAGCAAATTTTCGAGACCATCTACCACGGGGCCCTCGTGGAATCTTGCGAGCAAGCCAAGCTCCACGGCCCGTACGAGACGTTCCCCGGCTCGCCGGCCTCTCAAGGCCTACTCCAGTTTGACCTCTGGGAGGCCGAGCCCCTGCGCACGGACCCCCTGGACCCCACCTCCCCCTACCGGTACGACTGGGCGGCCCTCAAGGCGGACATCCAGGCCCACGGGATCCGTAACTCGCTCTTGCTCGCCCCCATGCCCACCGCGTCCACCTCCCAAATCCTCGGATTCAACGAGTGTATCGAGCCCATCACGTCCAATATCTTTACCCGGCGCACCCTGGCGGGTGAGTTCGTGGTCACTAACAAGTACCTCATGCGGGACCTGATCCAGCTCGGCCTCTGGAACGAAAAAATGAAGAACACGATTATTGCCCACGGGGGGAGTGTGCAAGCCATCGAGGCCATCCCACCCCATATCCGGGAGAAGTACAAGACGGTGTGGGAGATTCCGATGCGGACCCTGATTGATATGTCGGCGGACCGGGGGATTTATGTTTGCCAGAGCCAGTCACTGAACTTGTGGAATGCCTCACCGAACTATAATAGCCTCACGAGTATGCATTTCTATAGCTGGAGTAAGGGTCTCAAGACAGGGGTCTACTACCTGAGATCCAAGGCCAAGTCGGCGGCCATCCAGTTTACGATTGAGCCCGAGAAAAAGCTCAATGACGCCCCCGAGGAGGAAGAGGAGGTGTGCGAAATGTGCTCGGCATGAGGGGGTGGCGGAACCCTATATCCCATCCCCCCCTATCCTTAACCTATTACCCTAACCCATATACATGATTCTGATACATCATGTATATATATAGAGATATGTGGATACCTATAGGGTAGTTTTTACCATGGAGACCGCTCCGACCCCCACCAACAAAAATGAAGAGGGATATGGTAACGGATGTCCACGGTGTCACCATAGCCATGACTATACGTATCAAAATGGGGTTCGATATATGATGTATTTTTGTGTGATGGCGGTGTGTTGTCCATGTATGTGTATGAAGACACTGAGACCGGGTAGGTGACCGCCCCTCCCCATTCACTCATTCACCCAAACATTTCACGCATTTCACTGTAGGTGGGGTAACGGCCCATGGCTTTCTTGAATTCCTCGGTGCCCATACTCATGACACCATGTAAGGCAGCGGCGGATTGAGCCGCGGAGGCCTGGGCTTCCACCACCTGGGCGGTGCGGGCCTCGGCCCGGGTCTCGATGTTCTTCATGACGACGGCCTTGGTGGGGTCGTGGGGTGCCGGGGTGGGCGTAGGAGGAGTGGTGGGAGTGTTCATGGTAGGATATGGGGAGGGTGTGATGGGTGATAGTGGGGGTGTTGACTTCAAATCAATTTTCGGATGGCCGACCATCAGGAGGTCATCCGAAAATTGATTTGGAACCCAAGGTATGGATTGGACCGTATCCCACCACCTTCGTGTCGTGACCCCCGCTCTCAACCCCCACACCCCCGTCTCCGATACCCAATATCTATCACCGACACCATGTCTCCGATCTCGAACACCCGTTCCCGTAGCCGTGCCGCCAAGGTGTCCCATAACCGTATGGTCACCCGTAGTATGACCCAATCCCCCGAGACCCAGGTCCAGATGGATTTCGACGAGGCCTCGCGGGCCTGGCGTCAAAACAAGGTCTCTCTCAATCACGGTTGTTTCGCGTATATCCGGGAGACCACCCCGTCGACCCGCCCT